TGGCGGGCTTTACGGCTACTCAACCGGCCCGAGGCTGGTATGAGCGGGGCAGCCATAGCCGCTGAGGTCGCACTGGCCTATGCTGAGGCAGGCCGTGACGCGGGCGACGGGCTTGGGGCGGTGTCTGTCACGATCAGTCGGCCAGGGCAGCCCACGGGGCCGGAATGGAACCCTACGCCGGGTGCGCCAGTGTTTCACACCTTCACGGCCAAGCCATCCGCCAAGGCTTACACGCAGCGGACAGGCTTGGCATTGGGTGCGGGTGAGTTGGTCTATTCGCTGGTGAACCGCGGCGTGACGATCACCCCTAGCACATCGGATGTGCTGACAATCGGCGGCGTAAATTGGCCCGTGCAGGAGGTTATCCCGATGGACTCGGCGGGCTATGTGATATCGTGGCTGGTGAAGGTGGCAAAATGACCGTTGTTCCGGCACGCGTTGATCTGAAAATCTACCAAGGCTCTGACTTTTTGCAGGTCGTGACATTCCTGCAAACCGCGGGCGGAACGCCTGTCGATCTGACGGGGCTGACCGGGCGTATGCAAATTCGCCAGACTCTGGCATCCTCTGAAATTATTATGGACCTGACCACTGCCAACGGGCGGCTGACATTCGGTGGCACCAATGGCGTTGTGACGATGACGTTAAACGCAACGGAAACGGCCACGATCTTGACGGATGGCGTTTACGATTTGGAATTTGTGACAAGCGCGACCAGCGCCGCCCGTTGGCTTGAAGGGCTTGTGATACTGAGCAAGGAGGTCACGCGATGACAGCCGTCGTAATCCAGCAGGCCGCGCCGACGCAGGTTGTCGTTTCGTTACCTGCCGCGCCAAGGGCGGTCGTTGTGGGTATTCAGGGGCCGCCGGGCGCGGATGGCACGTCTTCACTTACCATCGACCCACAGGCGGGTAATCTCCTAACCACAAGCTCAGCGGGCCTTTTTGTAAACGGCGCGTTAGACCTCGGCACTTTCAACTAAAACATAAAGGAATATCTCAATGCCCTCAGTTCAGCAGAAACGCGGCCTCTTCGCCAACCTCCCGTCATCGGCCCTCTTGCCTGGTCAGATATTCGTCACGACTGACCGTCAGACAGCGCACTTCCCGACAGACGCCACAACAATGGTGCCTGTGGTTCCTGCCATTGATGCTTTAACCGCGATTGGTACGGTTGCAGGTGCAGCTGACTTGCTAATCATGCATGACGCCAGTGCAACGGGTGTGAAGGAAAAAAAGATCACGTTCGATGCGTTCAAAACTGCGCTGAACATTCCACCCGGTTCTACTGATGAACTTGTGGCTGTTGTTGATGGTGGCACAGCAGGATTCATTTGGGGAACGGACGGCACGGACGGTATCTTCCGAATGAACACATCAATGTCTTGGTCAAAAGATGCTGGTGACAGTTTCGTCACTTTGGCCGTTGGTGCGGTAGACTGCGGAACGTTCTAAATGCCAGACGTTCAGCACAAACGCGGGACTCGCGCTGATCTTGACACACTAGCCGCCGCTGATGGCCTTCTCGTTGGGCAGATTTATGTCATCACAGACGAAGACCGTTTGGCCGTTGCTTTGTCCATTGGTTCCTATCAAGCAATGGCAAAAAAGGGGGAGGGTGGTGGTTCAGCATTTTCCTTCTGCCAAGTACGCAACACCGATAGCACCACAGACATCAATGTAAGCACTGCCGCAAACATCCCGTTCGGCGGAACAAACGACGCAACAGACTCGGACTACACTTTGGCCAGTGACAGCATCACGGTCAACTTCGATGGGGTTGTAACTGTGCAGGCGCACATATCCCAGACCGGGTTAGTAACGCGGTCAAACGTCGGTATCTGGATTACAAATAATAATACTAAGGTCAGTGGTGTGGGACAGTCGGGTTACATCCGCCAGGCTAGCCAGGACTCGTCATCGTCGCATATAAGTGCTACGTTCGCTGTGTCTGACGGAGATGTTATCCGCGTTCAGGGTGAAGAGCGCGCGGCATCTGGCACCGTTAACCAAATAGCAGGCGAAAGCCAAGTTACGGTATACCGTTGTGATGGTGTAGCAGGACCAGCAGGGCCAGCAGGAGCCGATGGCAGCGGTGATTTGCTTGCGTCTAACAACCTGTCAGACGTTGCAAACGCGGGGACATCAAGAACAAACCTCGGCCTTGCGATTGGCACCGACGTGCAGGCATACGACGCGGACACGCTCAAGGCTGACGTGACAGACAACCTAACAGCCGCATTCACAGCCGCAATTGACGATGATGGAACGATAACGACAGGAACCTACACGCCCACCACGGCGGCAGGGTCGCAATATAAAAAGATCATTGGTGGCGGCGCGTTTACATTGGCACCGCCTGTTGTTGCGACCAACACGGCCACCACGCTTTCCCTGTTCATCATCAATAATTCCAGCGCGGGGGCAATCACGACAAGCGGCTTTACAAAGGTTGAGGGTGACGCCTTCACGACCACAAACGGGGATAAGTTTTCTTGCCGCATTGAGGTTAATGACATCGGCGGGACGGAGTATTCGACCCTTACTGTTCTGGCGATGCAATGACTTTGATTTTACCAATGATCGGGTCGGGTTACATCCCAGCGGGCGGGGGTGTCACTCCTAACAGCACAATCTTATCCAGTTTTGCTTCGCCCTCGTTTATACCAACCGGACTAGCTTACGATGTAACTAACTTAATTAGCTGTGACCGACTCTCTGACAGAATTTACATTCACGATGGTGTTTCATCGACAATTTTGTCTAGCTTTGCATCACCATCAACCTTTCCAACTGGACTAGCTTACGATGGAACTAACTTGATTAGCTGTGACCAAGACTCCGACACAATTTACATTCACGATGGTGTTTCGTCTACAATTTTATCTAGCTTTGCTTCGCCTTCAACGCAACCATCTGGACTAACTTATGATGGGACTAATCTAATTAGCTGTGACAGAACCGCCCGCAAAATTTACATTCACGATGGTGTTTCGTCTACAATTTTATCTAGCTTTGCTTCGCCTTCGGCTATACCCTCAGGCCTAGCTTACGATGGAGCTAACTTGATTAGCTGTAATTTAATCCTCGCCACAATTTACATTCACGATGGTGTTTCATCGAGGATTTTATCTAGCTTTGCTTCGCCTTCAACGCAACCATATGGACTAACTTACGATGGAGTTAATCTAATTAGTTGTGATTACTCCTCTGACACAATTTACATTCACGGAAATTCATAGAGGGTAACCCATGAAACTAGCACACATCAAAGACGAAAAAGTAATTCGCACTTACCACGGCACGGGGCGGGTGACGTTTGAAAACGGCGACACAGTTTCACCACCGACCGCCGGCGTCCACGGGAATGAACGGCTTGTTCCTGTTGTTGATGTAACGGTGGACAACTCGAAAACCACACGCACCAAATCGTCAACGGTTGAAACGGTAGAGGCAGACCGCGTTCTACGCACTGTGACTACCACTGACGTGCCGATTGAGGATATCCGCGCTGGGGCATCGCTGGACCTTATAGACTTTATCACAGCGCTTGTGGGGGCCGGAATACTGCCGCCCGATGAAGGGGTTGACGCAGCCAAGGGCAACTGGCCCGCTACATTTGCAGCAGCTCTTGCGGGCATGCCTGATGCGCAAAAGGTTGCGGCTCAAATTCAATGGGCGGCTGTCCAGCGTATTCGTCGCAATCATCCACTAATTGCAATGCTTGCGGCTGCGGCACGTTTATCTGACGCGCAGGTGGACTCGCTGTTTGGCATGGAATCGGTGAGGATTGAATGACAACCCGCGACACCCGCCAAAATTTCCTGAGACTGCTGGATGACACATGGCCCGGCGTCCAGTCGGAGTTTGTCGCAGCCATGCGACAGGCGCGGGCTGACGTTGATATGAAGGCGCTTGAAGCTGCCATTGCGCGGGGTGATGTGGACGCTGCGTTTCGTGCGCTGCGTTTTGACGCCGCCGATATGTTCAGGACCGATACGGCGATCACGGCAGCCATGAACACTGGCGGCAATTATCAGATGGGCGCGTTTCAGCACGCCACCCGCCGCGCCCCGATTGCCAACAGGGTTGTGCAGTCGTTCGGCGGTCGGAATGAGCGGGCCGAGCGTATCGCGCGGGACCTGGGCGCGCGGCTGGTGACTGAGGTGGTGGACGACACCCGCGTGTTGATTGCCCAGACGATCCGGGCAGGGCTTGAGGCTGGCGCCGGGCCGCTGCGCACCGCGCTGGACATTGGCGGGCGTGTGGTCAACGGAAAGCGGCAAGGTGGGCTGGTGGGGCTCACAAGCGGGCAGGCGGGCTATGTCAACGGCAGGATTGACCCTGTAACACAGAGGCTCATTCCGGGGCTGCGGCAGGAACTTGCAGATCCATCCACAGCGTCTCATTACTTCACGCGCACGCGCCGCGACAAGCGTTTCGACGGGATCGTGCGCAGGGCCATTGCTGGCGGCAGACCTGTGGCACAGGTAGACATTGACCGCATGGCCGCGCGCTACTCGGACAGGCTGCTTGCGTTGCGCGGCGAAACCATCGCCCGCACTGAAACGCTCAAGGCGTTGAACGCTGGGCGGCAAGAGGCGCTGGACCAATTGATCGAAAACCCGAACAACGATGTTCAGGCGCAGGACGTCGTTAGGGCTTGGGACGCGACATCCGACGCACGCACGCGCGAGACACACGCGGCAGCGGATGGGCAGGTAGCGGCGCAGGGCGTGCCGTTCACGGTTGGCGGTTTTCAAATGATGTATCCCGGCGACACGTCTATGGGCGCACCCGCTGGGGAAACCGTGAATTGCCGATGCTATTCTGACGTAAGAATTGACTTCTTCGCGAGGTTGACCTGATGGCCCGATACACTTTTGCCACGCTGGACCAGTGGACCAAAAAGACCAAACAGCGGATCGATGCCGTGCTGAAAGACGCAACTCAATCTGTCGTGGCCGTGGCGCAGGAAACCAAGGCCAAGGGCGGACGCATGCCGGTTGACACGGGCAACTTGCGCAACAGCCTGCAATCGTCGGTGGCTGGGGGCGCTATGGGCGAGGGTGCATCTTCCTACATTCTGGTGGCTGGCAACATGAAGGGCGGCGATCTGGCAACATTCACTTGGACGGCAGAGTACGCGGCGGCGGTGAACAACGGCAATCGCGGGCGACCCGGCGCACACTTTGTCGAAGGTGCCGTCGATCAATGGCCCGCGATTGTGCGGGCGTCCATCGCGAAGGCAAAGGCGCGGGTCGGATGAACCATAAGCAGATCAAAACAGCCCTGCGCACGCGCCTTGCCGCCACACCATCCGCACCGCCGATTGTCTGGGGTGAGAACGCGCCCGGCGTTTATGACACCCCCGCGCTGCAATATACCACGCCTGAGCCGCCGTATTGGCTGGCATATTTTACCCATACACCGCCTGAGCGTTTCGGCCTGTCCAAGTCAAGCCTTATGACCATTCGGTTGTTTGTGGCAGTCTTTGTGCAGGAGGGCACGTTCGAGGATGAGGCCGACGACCAGGCGCAGCGCGTCATTGACCAATTCCCCATTGATCTGATACTATCCGCCGGAGACGGTCAAATTCAGGTGACGGACATGGGCGACCCACAGCCGGGCGGAATGGACGGCGCATATTTTCGCAAGAACGTGTCGATCCGCTGCCGCGCAATCTTTCAAAGGACACCTTAACTATGGACAAGAAAACCAAACCGATCACAGGCGCTCGCATCGTTACAATGCCCACGCCAACCGGCACAA